TAAAGATATGAAAGTTTCGATACTTAGGATGTATATGTAACCATAAAGTTCTTAAAAACTTTTTATCACTATACCAAGTTTCGTCTATTGTAGCAGCCATAGTTCCTACAATATTATTTTCATATTCCACTACTATAACAAAACTATTACGAATGTAAAATACTATATTTTCAAGAGCTTTTTTATTATTAGTGTTTCCAAAGTTAAATGGAGCTTCTACAAGCCACGTTTTCAATAATTCTCTTATTCTAACAGCATCATCGATACGAGCTAGTCTTATTTTATATTTATCTTTTTCCATCTGGTTTTACATTGATTCTTAATGTACCAAATCGCCAATTACTACCTAATTCGTTACTTTCTATTTTAATAGAAGATTGTCTACCTCGTATTCTAGAATTATAATAAGGTGTAGTATTAGATACAGTTATAACCTCTCCTGTAGTTTTAGAGCTATTAGGATAATCTCTTACTGATAAAGTAATAGTAGCGTTACCAGTTTGATCTTTAAAATCAGGTATAACTTTATTAATAAAACTAAATGTTTCTCCATCTGCAATATCTCCATCACCTGATTCTATATAAGCAGTGATCGCTGATCCATCAGCATCGACACCATCTTCATGTCGATAGATTAAACTTCGTCCAGGTGTAAGTCCATATATAGTTGAATAAGTATTAGCTGTAGAATTAGCAAAATATTGCGTAGCTAAAGGATTATTTTCTACTCCATTATCTATATATGTACTTCTAGATAAAGTACCAAAATACCAACTATTTTCTTGATGATTATAAATTACATAACTATCTATAAAATTAGAATTAGCAGAACAATAATACCAAATAACTTCAGAGAAGTCAGAAGTTTGACCTGCATATACTTGTGAAAATTGTGTTTTATTTATATTATCAAATACATGATTTAATATTGGACAAGGTATTTCTTGAACAGCACCAGCAAATCTAAAGAATTGGCCATCGGACATCCAGTAAGCTACATCATCTATAACTATTGTACTATTTAATGAAACAGCACCACAATCATTACCTAATTGACGAAAGCCAAATATAAAAGGTGGACCAATAAAAGACATTGATTGAAGTGTTGTATCAGTCCATATTAATATAGTTCCTTTTGTAGGTTTAGCACTTCTTATTTCACTTCCACCAGCAATTCTTTGTGACCCTGCTGAATTAGTAACATTAGCAAACCAAAAATTATAATTTTCTTGATCTGACCATCTTATAAATAATTTATCTTGTGTACTAGGTGTACCTATTGTAGTTTCTGTACCCATACAAATTAAATGTCTTGTCTCTGTTGAAACTACTGATAAAGTAGAAGCTGTAGGAGCATTAGCAATAGCTGTAGCTCTATTTAAAGACATTCCAGCTGATTCATCCCATTCATAAGTCGCTCCATCTTTTTGAGTTAAAATTAAATCTTCTCCCCAATTATTTAAAGACCATTGTCTCATATCTAAAGTTACAGTTGAAGAAGTTCTAGGTGTTCCCCATGTACTAAACGACCATGTTCCTGTACTCCAACCATAACCTAAAGTTTGTACACTAGGTCCTATATTTATTTGATATGATATATCAGCATTAGCTGAGTCAGTTACTGTAGAAGTAGCTGTACCAGGTGTTGTTATAGTATAAGCATTAGTATTATTAATATTTACAATTTCAAATTCATTTTCTAAATCTGTAGTGGTGATACCTCCTACATTAGCTGATACATTAGATATTGTTATAAAATCTCCTAATAAAGCACCATGTGCAGTATGATTGACTATTACATTAGAGCTAGTATCAGTAGTAGTAAATACAGAAGTTAAACTATTAGATTGTCTAATAGGAGTAATGTCTTGATTATCTCCGGATCTATAAATATAAACTTTTCTATCTCCTCCTATAGACTGATAACGAGTTCCATCTAAACTAATCCAAGATGCTAAAGCTGCGGGTCTTCCTATATAATAATCTTGACTATACTTAGTCCAACCACCTATTTTTTGAGGAAGTCCTTTTCTAAATCTAATTTTATCACAATTAATCCATCTACCTTCAGCACCGGTTTCGGTGTTTTCAGTGTCTAATCCAGGTTGAAAATTAAGTTGAGTTAATGGCATAATAAAATATATTATATAACAAAATTTACAAAATAATATATTAAATATTATAAAGGAGACAGTGGATTATGTGTGGTGGTGTCCACTGCCTCCATTATAATATACTACCTTTTAAACCAAGATGGAAGACCTAAATGTAGTCTTTTGTCAAACATATTTTCTTTAGATCCAGGAGTCTTTTGATTGTTATAATGTAGGAATACTTGAACACATTCTTTACCTTTAAATTTTTCTCTCCAATGTTCTAATTCACAACCAGAATAAACTAACATATCTCCAGGTTTTAAATCTACCTTGATACCTTTTTTACCTACTTCTCCAGAAGGTTCTAAATAGATTGGCCAATCATCACCACCTAAATTCATAGTCGTAGATATCTCACAGCTAAATCGGTCTTTATGTCTTTTAAGAATATCTCCTTTTTTATAAATTCTTGCATAAGTATAGGCAGGATATAATTTTAATCCTGTTGCCTGTTCCATGATTGGTTGGCATTTTAATAATAAAGTTTCCATAGCAATATTAGAATATTGACTATAAGTATTTGGAATCTGTTCATCAACTCCTTCATAATAACCCAGTAAAGTTTCATATGGAGAAATATATCTCTGTGCTCTACAAGTATCATAAACTTGTTTTTGCATACTAAAATAATTTGCAACAAAAGTTGCTAAATCTTTTGAGATTGCTTGACGTATAACGGTATATTTATTTTTTTTAAATGACATCTTTTGCCATCTCTTTTGGTACTGCTTGTATATTCCAATGTATAAATCTAAATGGTTCTACACCATGGTCTACTGCATATTCATGTTCTAAGTATCCTGGAAAGATAATTAAGGTTCCAGGTTGTATTTTAAAATGAATTAATTCAGTTCCATGAAATATACCATTATTATTTTTTAATTTTAATTTTGTACTACGTGCACCTGTTCGTGGTTCATGAAATATTGGAAATGATGTTTTATCAGAACATTTTAAAAAATAAAAACCTGATACATGTTGATTCCAATGAATATGAGCTGAATGATGTCCACCACCTTTTTTAGCAAATTCTTGTACCCACATTTCTGAAAACATAGTGGTATACTGCTGCATATCAAAACCACACCAATCTAAAAATTCCCAAGATTTTTGACCTACATAATTTCTAAAATCTAAAAATTTATTATCCATCGTAAGTGGTGTTGAATGATAACTTCTTCCAAAGTCACCATGTTTTTTAATATATTCTTTTTCCCTTTTTTTAGCATCTTTTATGTATTGATTAGATGCTTGATTTAAAGATTTAACAAATTCAGGTTTTTGTTCAAACCATATTGGTGTTTTAAAATATTCTTGAATAATCATATTATTTAAATGGATATCCAAGGTTCCACATAACCAATGAATATCTTACTCCTTTCGTTACTGGTTTAACTCTATGCCATACAAATGAAGGAAATACAATAATAGAACCTTTTGGTAATATTTCTTTTGCTTGCCTTAAATGTTTAACTTCTTCTCTCATATGAGGATCATAGTTTCTAAAATCAAATTCTAATTCACCCCCTTCATATTCGGACCCATCGGTTAATTGACAAGTCATTGAAAGCTTTCTAATCTTTCCATGTTCAGGATGATTAGAATCTTTTCTATCATAAACTTTATCCCAAGAATCACAGTGCCAATCATAATATTGATTGAGTTTATATTTTGTAAACTGACATGATTCTGATCTATCCCATTCAAAATTCCAACCTGCAGCTCTATTCGCTTGATGAATGTATGGGTGTAATTCTTTATAGATCCATGGGTCATTGAGCCATACTAAATCTGAATTTCTTTTACGTTTCATATCTTTTATTTCTTGTTTAGTAAGTTCCCTATCTCCATAACCACCAGTTCTTGCCATTGTTTCTGCTTGTGATAAACCATATTTAATAATATCATCACATAGTTTTGGTGGTATAGCTGATGTAAAATACCAATAATAATTAGTTACATTCATACGATTTCAAGCCAACCTGTTACAATAAATTTTTCTTCTGTGTCTGACACTATACCTTTGTGAGTATGTGTAAAATCACTGGGCCAAATTGCTAGTTTACCTTTTTCAGCTTCTATTGTTTTGTCTTGATATAAAAAATGAGTGCCACCTTTTTCAAGTGTATTGCAGTATAGAGTGTACACTAATTGTCTTTTAGATGTTTCTAAAGATGCTCTTTCATAATGATATTTTTTATACCCACCACCTTTTTTATAATGCTGTATTATATGTAAAGGATTGGTATAAACTTTATGTACATTATATTTTTCTGTATAATGACCTACAAATTTACTCAATCTTTCAAAGAAGTTTTTAATATTTTTATTGTTTGAGTGATTGTAAAAATTTACATCTATCGATTCTTTTATCTCTGGATTATAACCAAATGAAGATAAACCTTTATGTTTATATTCTGTATTTTCATTGTGATATTCAATAAATTTATCACATATAGATAAAGGTATTTTATATTCTTCTATGAAATTATATGTATTCATAAGTTATCGTTTGAATAAAATTCAAACTATCTTTCTGGTTATTGGTTATGTAATACATATTTGTAGATGGAAACATAATAAATTGATTATCTGTTAATGGTATATCCCAGCTTCTTCCTTTACGTCTGTTATCATCAAAGTGTATTCTGACCATACAATCTTTAACTTTTACACCATACAATAAAACAAAGTCAGGTGAGTTACGTAAATCTACAGGATCAATATTTAATAGAGGTATTGTTTGTTGATTAGGTTTATACATATTACCCCATGTTTCTTTATTGATTAAAGAAAAACCATACTCAACATTTACATAATCTCTCATGTAAGTATTCAACATATCCCAAGTTCTTGAAAATGGAAACTCTGAATCAGTAAATGTAGATTGTAAAATGTCGCCTGATAATTTATCTCGATCTATTTCAAAACCTTTAGGCATTGAAACATCACCGAAGTATAAAGCTTGC